ATTGACAGACTATCGCGAAAAATTAACGATGTTCAACAAGGTAATAATGAAGATGGACATGTTCCATTTCTCGTTACATAAGGTGGCCAATAACGTACACCAAACGGCCAAATGGGCAAAGGCCATAGACCGAGATCCGAAATTAAAATCGTACATCGAAAGACTAGAGAAATGCCCTCGATGTGATTGGAACATGAGAGATTGGTTTGACAAAAACATTATACGACTTAACAAGGGATTAGTTGTTAAATTTCCAACTAAAGTCGAGTTAAACAAAGATGCGTAACTTAGACAAACACGAAATACAGAAGCGTTTCGATGAACATAAGAAACTGCACAATTTCGAAGTCGATACCCTTTTCAACGTACAGGATCTAAGCGAGATTCAATATCGCTATCTTACGATAGGTATAAGATATCAAGGCATTTATGATATTGAAAGTTCCGATTTCAATCCATCACAAAATTTCATAATCGGTTACTGTTTCATAATTCGAGATATACTAACTGGAAAAATAGAAAAATTTGAAGATGCCATTACAAAGCAAGATATTAAAAAAGCCGTAAGCAATGATAACTTTAATTTTGATTTAAGATTATTAGAAAATCTATCTCGATGTATTTCTAACTGCAATCAAGTAGTTGGACACTACTCTACAAAATTCGATACGCCGTACTTTAGAACAAGATGTTTGTTAGTAAATAGGCCTGACCTGATACCTGATTATTCGAGAATTTACCAAGGTGATACCTGGCGTATGATGAAGACCAGTATGAAAGCCCCTCGAAACACTTTGAAGAATTTAGCAATTTACACAAATACACCAGATAAGAAGACCTTTGTAGATTATGAGCATTGGCGTAGAATTTACTTTAGCTCAAATCCAAAGTGGGCTACCTCGATGAAATACATCATGGATCATTGTCGTGCCGATGTCGATATGACATACAAAGCCCTAATGAAGATTGAAAAGTTCAATAATATTTCGCGTGTGCTAGTATGAGCATGGAAAACCCTGCTTCGATTGATTTTAGACTACAAAGTGATGAAAATGACTATGGTGAATATTTCGAAAATACTAACAGAATCGCCGTATATCTGAGACCTCACGAATGCTTAGAATCGATATTTAGCACAATAGAGCATGAGGTTTTACACAAATGTTTGACCGATATACTAGATGATGAAATCGATATAGCCCAAGAACATCAGTTAATCAAAATGACATTATGGGGTGCAGAACTTGCCTGAATGGTTTAATGATTTGTTTGGCCTTTTGAAAAGGGATGAACCTGTAAAGATACCAAAAGAAGAATTGAAGAAATATGTAGAAGATCTAAATAGTAAATTATCAACTGCAACAGGTGCTGAACGTACTAGAATAATGTATTCAATAGCAAACTCTTTGGTGTTTCTAAACCAAACCTTAGACGATAAGAAAAGAAAAGGAAAATGGGTTTTCATTGAAGATTGAAATTGAAATCCATGAAAGGTTAATTGCAGAATTAGCACAAACTTGTAAACCTGAAAAGATTGGAGTCCAGGATAAAATAATACAGTTGATAGAAGAATGGGTTATGGTTTGTAAAGATTATGAAAAAGCAAACTAACTATGTCAAAGGTCGTAACTTTGAGTACCGCGTAATGAAGTATCTTAAAGATAGGGGATTTTTCTGTATGAGAGCTTATGGTTCAAAAGGAATGTACGACATTTTAGCCATTCAGCCTTTTGTCGATTTTGGATGGTATAATTATTCACTTCTTATACAGGCCAAATTAAACGGCTATGTACCGCCTAAAGAGATGCAGACACTAAAAGAAAACGAATGGAATTGGCAAGGTATTACAATAATTGCATGGCGTGATAAGAAGAGTCGTAAGTTACGATTTCGTAATCTAGAAGGAATAGAATTAGTTGTCTAATTAGATAAAATGTATCGTACAACAATGGAAGATCATGAGATAACTATCTCAAAACGTTTGTTGTATGACATGGTTCAAACTACTGAGAAATGCATTGAGATGGTTCAAGAGCATGAACATCGTTTAGAAGGTGTACAAACTCAACTAAATACATGTCACCAATTGATACAATTACTTCTCTCATATGACTTGAATAAATTAGATAAGTGTGATAACAGTGGTAACTTTGGGAAGCTTCCGCAGGACACAACACCTACAGAAGCGATGAAAGCCAAACGGTATGGAGCTCTGTAGTATTGGTTTTAAACAAAGAAGAAACTCATATTGCAAATACATTTTTCATGAGTGAAAAGAATGCATTAGAATATTTAGATTCAAAAGGTATCGATATGGCAGCTTCTACCTGGTACTTGAAGAAAAAGCAACTAAAAGAAAAAGCACGCGAATTTCTATTTGAAAAGGCAAAGACCTTTGATGCTCATCACATGGAGCAGATTAAACTTTTGGAATATGTTCAAGAAGAGATGTATGATAACTATCAAATGGCAAAAGAAACAAAGCCTGAACTAGCACACCGTATTTTGAAGGATCTAGCTGAGATACAATACATCATTTCTGACTATAACGAAGCAACACAATTCTTGATGCAAAATGAGAAAAAGGCAGGCAGTTTACAGAAATCAAACAAGCTCTCAGAGTAGCCGTTTTACAGGCTTCACTGGTATTGCTTTTTGGTGTGGTGAGAAAGTTGCAAAACCTGGATGCTGCTTTAATCATAAGATTGGCCTTCCAATGAAAAAAGGTGTTGAACATCCTATCTATCCATATGAGACTAACATACTAGATACATTAAACTCACACAAATTATTGTGGATTAAAAAAGCAACTGGACTTGGAATTACAGAGTTCATGCTGAGGTATATAGCTTGGAAAGCATTAGAGTCTAACGAGTGGCGTAATCAACAAGTTGTAATAATTACAGGTGCTAGATTAGAGTTGGCCATATCTATCATTGAGCGCATAAAGAGATTGTTCGATATGGAGTTTGATACCAAAAATACAATTCTAGATTTGAACGGCTGTAAAATTGAAGCTTTTCCATCTCACCATTTGGATTCGGCGAGAGGTCTACCTTCACCAGCTTTTGTTCTTATTGACGAAGCTGACTTTTTTCCTAGGTCTCAACAACACGAAGCTCGAAGTATTGCAGAAAGATATATTGCAAAATCAAATCCATACATCGTTTTAGTGAGTACTCCAAATCTTCCGAATGGCCTAATGGAATTGATTGAGCGGGAAGAGAATTCAATCTATCATAAAATCAAACTTCCGTATACAGTAGGGTTAGATGGTATCTATGATCGAAAGGAAATAGAGTTTGCAAAACACTCACCTTCTTTTGAAAGAGAATACAATTTGCGATATGGTATAGGTGTAGGTAACATGTTTAACATTGAAGCAATAGATGATTCAATTGAAGACTATGCTTTAGAATTAAACGGTGGAAAGAAGATTCTAGCCTTAGATCCTGCATTTAGTTCATCGATGTTTGCGTTCATAGGAATGGAGCAAATCAATGGAATCTCATATGTTAAAGAAGCCTCAGAGATTCAAAATGCATCACCTTCTGCAATGCTAGAGAGAGCAAAGATTTTAGCTAAAGATTATGATAATACTGTACTAGTGGATTCTGCACATCCTGGTATAGTTAGGGATTTACAAGATGCAGGAATAAACGCAAAGCCTGTAGTGTTTAGTAAGGAGTTATCAGAAATGACGATTGGATCTATCCAGGCAATAAAGGAGCGAAAAATACGCATTCATAGTTCGTTTAACGATTTAGTGACACAATTAAAGTCGGTACAATTCAATGAAAAAGGACATCCCGATAAAACTAAACTATCCTTTGATATGGGTGATGCTTTCATGATGGCCACTAATTATTTCAGACATATTGATGTAGGTGCTTTTGCACTGGAAGGAAGTTTCTAATGAACGAATGTAATGTATGCTCCAATGGAATTTGTTGTAAAGGTGCAGCCTGTGAAGACTGTCAAAATTCAGAAGAGTGTTGTTTTGAATCAAACTAACAAAGACAGAATCTGCGATAGATGCGGTGAAGAGTATGAAAATATGACTTCATGTCATTTAATCTGTAAAAACTGTGGTTGGCAATTAGACTGTTCTGATAAAGGTACAGCGTGGTAATTAATTATGGACACGCCTGAGAAGCTACCAGAAAAGATTGAATATGTATTTGAAAAAATGGATGAAGTTTTTGTAGAGGCCTTAAATGAAAAGAACCTATCTTTTACAGAAATTGAAATTGTTCTATTATTACTAAAGGAAAAGATTGAACAAGAGAAAATGAAAGGCTACATTTTATGGTTTAACCAAGTTCAACAAAAACAAGATGAGGAATTAATATAATGGCATGTACACATTGCGGTCATTCTAGTAAACCTTCATCAGATGAAGAATGTCACTGTTACTGTCACATTGATGTTGATTAAAATGAAAGCCGCATACTGTGGAATTTGTTTATCGACTAAAGACGGTAATCATGAATGGATTCCTATTCATCTACAAAGAGACAAACAGTTCACTTTTGAATGTAGGTGCAAATGTCATGTGGAATAAGTTTTGGGCATGGTACGAACGACATACAACTGAATCTTTAGCAGTTACAGCAGTTATACTTTACATTCAGATACCGCATATGGTGTGGGCTGCAGATAGTATACTAGCTACAGGTATGGTTTGGGGCGCAAATCCTGTTTTAGATTTCTTTTTGTTTGGAATTGATTTAGTAGAGGTGTTCCCAATGATCAACATTGGAATGTTGATATATTCAAGAATGCGATCTTAATTCTCATATTCACTATCTACAAATCACTGTATGTTAAAATTAGTTTTAGACCAAATAGAGTTTGCAACAAACGATTATGGTCGAGACGTTACATTTCGTATCTACGATGAGACAAATTCAGTATATGATGCAACTGGATATACACCAATTGTCAAGACTTTGAACAATACTGGTGGTCAAATCGTTGACGACATAACAGGAACTTGGACAACACAAGATCAAGGTGTGGGTAAATTTGCTTATACAAGCACAAAGGCAATTTCAGATGATGGATTTGCCAAAATAGAGGTTTCATTAGAGAAATCAGGTGAAATAACATCTACTAGAGCTGAAAGAGTGATCGTACACGAAAGTCCAGAATAAGTTCTCTTTTTCTATTTTTTTTAATCAAAAATGAGTAGAATGGGTATATTTTCATCTAAAAATGAAGTAGATTTTGGCGGTGTCAAAATAGAGGCTGCTCCAAGGTCTTCATCAGGTGTTTCAAGCGATGCTTTTGATAATATTGTTAGACCAAGCCCTGAATTTGCAAAATGTTATGAGTATTACAAGACAATTGGTAAAATACAAAACACTACAGACACTGTAGTAGCACAAGTTATCAGTAGAGACTGGTTTTATGAAGGAAAAAAGAAGGATATCAAACTAATGGAAGAATGGGAAGAACAATTCAATCTTTCACGTATATTAGAAAACCTGGTTCGTAATTGGATCATCACTGGTAATCATATTATTGGTTTATCTGATTGGCAGCCTGTACAATTATCATCAATTGATGGTTTAATTAGAAATCCTGAGACTGCAGAGGTTGAATCTTTCGTTCAAAACCTAGGTGGTGAGCAAGTTCTATTAGATGCTAAAGATTTCATGTTTAATCACTTTATAGAATCAGATAGACAGGCCTGGGGACTATCAATGTACCATTCTTTGTTTACACCATTTACTGATTTGGATGGAAAGACAGCAGATCCTATCATTGAGGTGTATAGACAGATGGAAGCTGATATGGGTAAAATCATTCACAAGTATGCAAGCCCTAGAGTTATCTATACAGTTGATGGTGTTCAAAAAGACGTTATCAGAGATGATATTGCTCCATTACTATCATCAATGAAAGCAGGCGATAGAACAATACTAAATCAGAATATAGAATTACAATCAGAGACAGTTGATCCTAGAGCTAGATTTGAAGGATTTGTAGAACAGCTAAATCAAGAAGTTGAATCTGGTTTACAATCATCCTCATCACGTTTGATTACTAGACCTAGTGCAATGGCTGATGCAGCTACTGCAATTTCACAAGATGATGATAGAGTTTTAGGTATAATGGAAAAGATTCGTAGATGGATGAACGGTACAATTGTACCACACATCACAGGTACAAAAGAGGTAGAGTTCAAATGGGGTGCATCTGATAAGATGGAACTAGAGTTCCCTACAGGCCTAAGAGATGCAATTCAATTAGGAATTGTTAGTCCTGAGCAGGCCAAAGAAATACTATCTACATCACAAGGATGGAAGATTCCTCATGAACCAAAAAGTGTAGACACACCGCTAGATCCAAGATTATAGTTCTTGATTACTAATAACGTGACTTTCTTTCATGGATATTAGGGTAGAGACTGTTACAGATCCTGATTATCCTGGATCAAAGATTTATGAAGTTACAGCATTAACAGTAGGAACTACTAGAAACGGTAACAAGTATACAAAAGAGGAATTAGAAAAAGCAGCTAGAGGATTATCATTTAGAACAATAAACATCAATCATGAACAATCAAAGAGATTGTCATATCCTGAAAATCAGACCTTGGCAATGGATTTTATTGAAAATGCAGTAAGAGGCCAAATTAGAATTGCAGATCCTCAGATACAAAAAATGATTGAAAGTGGTGATATCAATAAACTATCAATTGAACAAATACCTGTAGATTCAGAAGATTGTGATGAAAAAGCATGTTTGCAAAAAGGTGTAACATTTACTGAAATTGCACTATTAACAAAAGATACTCCGCCAGGAGATCCTAATACTGAAATCAAATTAGAAATGTTAGTGCGTGAGAATAGTTCTTCTAACGGAAATACTTCTCAAATTGAAGAAATTTCACAAAATGATAAGATGGCAGAGGAAACTCCAAAGACCAACTCCTTGACAGAAGAGCAAGCTCAACTGTTGAGATCAGTCTTGAAAGCCAGTGGTAAAGAAGATTTAGAAGAATGCGTTGCAGCCGCAATGGCCGCAGGCAAAACTCCTGAGGAAGCAATTGCTTCATGTCAAAAACCAGAGTCTGACTGTGGTTGCGATAAATCAGAAGATGCACCTGTACCAACCGCAGCACCTGCAGTTGAAACAACAGAAGCAAAACCTGTTGAATTATCCGCAGCAGCAATGGAAACTTTGAAATCATCTGAACAAAAACAGCTTGAGAAATTGGAAGAGCTAATTGGATTAGTAAAACCAAAAGAAGAAGCTGTAAAACCAGAACCAAGCTCAAAGGTAGCTGACGTAAAAACAGAAGCCTACAAGCCAGTACATGAGTTCTTTGAAGGTGTCAAATCAGGCAGCATTTCAGAAAACTCTACTTCATGGGAAGTTGATCTTGACAAAATGTACGAGCAATGGGGATACAAACATGAAGCTGTAACAGTTTCTAGTGGTACACCAGCTCAACAATATTCAAAATCAATTATGATAATCCCAGGCGGCAAAAGTAAAGTACCAATTCGCCAATTCTGTGACTTTGTAAAACTAGCAGGTCAAGAAAAAGCAAACTGGTATAAACTTCCAGGATTCAGCTTTGGTGCAATCACCGAGGGAACTGAACCAACAAACGTCTCACAAACCTTAGCAAAGATTACAGCAACACCTTCAATCAGAGGTGCAGTTCAAAGAATTGGATATTCTCAAATTGAGGATGTACCAGGACTTACAAACAGCGTTAATGCTCACATGGCATTAGAAGCAGCATCTGATGAAGAAAAGTTGTTACACGCAGCATTCGATGCAGAAACCCCTACTAACTGGATCAATGCAAACACAGGCGGCACTATATCATCTGATGATGTAGCTAGCATGACCTTCAAACGTGAAGCAATTGTTGCAAGTAAGAAAAAACTTTCAGAGCAAGGTTATGATATTAGCCCTGGCAGTCTTGTAGCAATCTTACATCCAAAAGCATACAGTGAATTACTCTTGGACACCAACTTGAATAACTATTATCAAGATGCACAATCCTCGATAACTGCAACTGGCGCATTGGAAAAGATTTACGGTGTAGATATTGTAGTATCTGCAAACGTAACCGCACAGGATAACAGTACAAATGATACATACCGAAACATAATTTTCGCAAAAGGCGATACTTTCGGTCTAGCAGCAACAAGAAACCTATCCGTTGAAGCACAGCGCAGAAACGAGGTACAGCAAGTCGTTGTTTCAGGCACTCATAGAGTAGCTTGTGCAGTCAAAGACGAAGCATCTTGTGTTAGAATATCATCTGCACAATAAGACTAAACACTTCTCTTTTTCTTTTTTTTATTCTATTAATCAATGGCATATTACACATTAGACGATATCAAACGCTATATTGGATTTGAAACTACAAATACAGATTATGATGCTGTCCTAACTGACTTTGCAGATAAAGCAGATGATCAGGTAGATAATCGTCTATTCAATACTGCATCAAAAAGAAGACGATTATCAACATTACCAGAATTACCATTAACTACTGTACCAGAATCTATCAAGTTTGCATCTAATGCAAGGGCTGTGGCCTATTATTATGCAAGGTCACAAAATACAGAATCACATGATTTGTGGATGAAAAACTCAGACAAGTCAATAGATGAGTATATTGAAAGATTAGATTCTGATGCTAAGATTTACGGTGAGACATTTTGAGCGATGGATTTGAACACCGCTTATTTCTCAAGATTGATAAAATAGATACTAACATCCAGGACTTGTGCCAAAGGGTTACAAAACAAGAAGTCCTATTTGAAGAGCATATGAAAGAAGTTGATGCTAGACAAAAAAAGAAAGACCAGAAATTTACATACTATATTGGTGCTATAGGTGGAGTAGTAGGTGTTTTTGAGTTAGCACAATACATGAATATAATATAATTCTCTTAGCCTAGATTTCTGAGCTTTCAAATATGTGGACAACACGATATGTAGGAATAATCTCATACGGATTGATATCTGCACTACTTGTTGCAAAAGACATTGTAAAAGATGTTGAAGGAGCAGTAATCTTACTTGCACCAGTTGCAGCTTTCATTGTAGCAGACCAAATCAAACACCGTAATGAATAAACAGTTCTCTAAGATTCTAACAAAGCCAATTTTTCATTGGCCTTCGAATCAGAGTTCGTTTTATACTATGTTCTAGCTTTTATTTTAGTTGCATTATCTTTAATGTTCATTATTGAAGCTGTTTATGCTTATTCAGATTATTTTGAAGCTGTAAACATTAGGTATTATGATAATCCTACAACTTGTATATTTGAACCCGAATACGATGAAGACTTTACAACAAATCATCTTCCCGCGGTTTTTAATGGAATAAAAGAATGGGAAAAAATACTAACCAAGGCTACAGGTGGTGATTGGTATATCCCTGTGGTTCTTTATGAATGGGAACATCACATAAACAAAGGTGTTCATGATTATCTTAATTGTGATATTTTAATTACATTTGAAGAAACAAATGATCAAAGTATAGTAGGCCAAAGTGCATTAGGATTTAATTATTATAATCACTCCTGGTCAAAACACAAGTATTCACATATTGTTGTATTTTCAAATGTTTACCATAATGCAGCAAATGCCACTATTGACTTAGGTGTTGTACAAGATGGTGATGAAATAACAATCACAATCACGCCTAAATCATTAGAATATGCAGATATGCACCATATTGTAAAACATGAATGGGGACATGCAGTAGGGGTGTTACATCATTTTAACACAAGTACAGTTACACCAAAAAGCGTAATGCATCCTACATTTGAACCCTTTACAGATTATTATATGGAAATACAACCTAGGGATGTTTATGCAATAACTCAATTGTATGGTGAAGATGGATGGGGTAGACCAAATCCTGCAGTAATCTCAAAGCATTTTGCAGCAGCAGAATATTTCATTCCTGCTATACTGATAGAGGATTTGAGATATTATGTTGATCCTCTCATTGAATTACCTGAAAGAGATGAAAATCCTTCCTATAACGCATCATACACTAGAAGTGATTGATGAAGATATTATCAAGAAAAAACGAAGATCTTGGCATATGCCCTCAGTGTAAAAAGAGAATCACTGATGATGGAAATGGCCAATTAGATGATCATATCAGGTGGCATGATAGACAATGAGTTACAACATTTCATATGAGACAGGAACATTCGAATTATTTTCAGACACCATTAGAGCGTGGATTTCTAGAAATTGGACTGCATCAAATACCGCAAATAAAACACCGACATTTATTTCACCAGGCGGAAAGGCTAGTTCAACAGCTTCTACTAGTAGAGTAAAAAATCATGTATGGCCATCTAATGCCACAAATGATGAAGTTTATTTCAATGAAGGTGATACATTACTAACTGATGATATTGATTTAGGTCGTAAAATTTACATGAAAACAACTATCGTTTATGTTGATATTTTCAGTAGAGATGCTAGAAGACAAAGATTGTATGAAATTGAGATTAACCGTATTATAGCAAATAACTTTCCTGATGCAAGTACCAGGATTAACAAATCAAATAATTCTAATGTATCGGCAATATCAACATTTCAAGATGAAGAAATTGAGTTTATTCATCCTGAATCTATAGAAGGTAAGGAATTTGCACGTACTGTTCAATCATCTGGTGAACTTCTTTGCAATTGGCAAGTGACGAGGTAAATACTTCTCTTTTATAAAATTGAATCAATTAGATTATGTCGTTTGATATCAACACTCAAAGAGACTTTCAAAAACAACTACAATATGTTGTAGAGGGTACAACTGCATCAACATTTGGTAATGGTGGCGGTACAGATCCTTCATTTACTCAAGCAGGAAGAAACCCAAGAATCACAAACTTTGTAAAAAGACCAGAAGGTGTAGAAATCAGACAGTTAGGTTCATCAGCTAGAGCAGACAATGTTAAGGTTTTTGAAGCAGGCGAATTATCATTTACAACTACTATCACACATGAAGATCAACTCAAATGGTTTTTCAATGCTCCATCAGGAGCAGGAACATGTGAAGAATCAAGAACATACCTATTCTCAAAGAACATAGGTTCAACAGAATATTATCGTGTATGCAAAGGTTGTTCACCAATTTCAGCAAGACTTTCAATTACAAAAAGAGGTCTAGTAGAATTAGATGCAACAATATTTGTAGCAGATGCATCTGATGAAGTTACATCTCATGGTTTAACAGGTACACCAGTATTTGCAACAGCAATTACAGATTCACCTTGGACACATGATTCAGGTTCTACAACACCATTAACAATTGATAGTGTAGCATACAATCCATTTTCGTTATCATTAAACACAACATGGAATTATGCATATTTAGATAATTCAGGCAGTACAAAAGTTTTGTATTCCAAACCAGTAAGTCAAGCAGTAAATGTAGACTTTGATGTAGCAAAGAAAGATGCTCTTCTTTCAGCAGATGGTGCAGCATTAACAAAAACTACAGCATCCTATACTATAGCATCAGGAACAACTGCAACATTTACCAACTTCCAAATTCAAGAAAGTGGTGAAACACATGACCAAGATTCAAGCGATGCAGTCATTGAGTCTTATTCTGCAGTCTGTGATACCGTGGCGATAGCATAGTATGGTAGATAGAGTTCGTGGCCTAGACGATGATTTTGAGACAGTTTTCATAGAAGGTTCTAAAAAATATGAATGGAAACTAAAAGACTTTTCAGCTTCTGAGGTACAAGATATCTTTGTAGATAAATTAGAAACAATAGATAAACTAACAAGATCAATGATGGAAGGTGATGCATCTGCAACATCATTACTAAAAAAAGAATGGGAGTTTGCAAAAGATATCTACATGACAGGTTTGATTGACTTTGATGAATCATCCTGGAAAGAAATAACAACAGATAAGAAAATAACTAGAGGAAGCCTTGTAAAATTTGCAAAGGAAATAGCTAGTTTTTTAGTGGAAATGGATATGAAGGAAGAAATGCAGCTCTTGCGACAGCGATTGAATACGGCGAAACAGAGTTCCTCGGAAAATACAGAGGATTAACAGATTTCTATGAAGCCTTCATGTTAACTAAAAATGAAATTGGTAGTCTATATGAAGTCTGTAAATTATATGGTTTCAAACTAAACAAAGATTTTCTCAAATATGATACTTACATTGCACTAAAGGCATATTCTAATTTGGTGAATAAGAAAAAATGAAACTAGAAGCTAGATTTGAATGGGGACAATTAAAAGCGGCATTAGATGAAGTGCCTGCTAATCAAGGCCGTCTAACTACAGAAATTTTAGATGTTTTAGCAAGAAGGTTTCTATCATATCTATCACAATATGCACCTCAACGAACTGGTAATTATTTACGTTCATGGCAAATAAACAACAGAACAAAAAATTCTATTACTATATCATCACCAAACAGAATGTTATTTTTAATACTAGAATTTACAGGTGCAAAACCTCATATGATTAGACCAGTTAGGAAACAAGCTTTACGTTTCCAGATGGGCGGAAACCTTTTCTTTTCAAAAGGTCATATGATAAAAGGAATCAAACCAATACCTCATGTTAGGCCTGCACTCAAAGCATTAGAACGAGATATTCCAGGAATTGTATATGATTTAACTGGTAAGATAATGCCAAAATTATTTGAAAAAGCTACCAGACGTTATAGAGGTCGAGCTACAGATCCTGCATTTCGTGGAAACAAAAAACAGATTTCTATGGCAAGAAAACAAGGTGGTAAGAAAATCATCAAAAGGGGTTCATTTGGCCGTGTGTTAAGACGAAGGACAAAAAGAGTTGGTACAAAAACAGGCGATACCAGTTATCGTGCTAGAGTAACAAAGTTCTAGACTATTACTTCTTTTTGTTATTTTAGACTAAAATTATTCATGTCTGTAAACCCTAATGCAAGAATAGTTCTAACTGCTGATGGTAAACAAGTTAGTAATACCATACGTCAAGTTAAAGGTGAACTTACATCTTTAGGAACTGTATCAAAAACTACTACAGATAAATCTGCAACTGGTATGGCAAAATACAAGGCTTCCATTGCAGGAGCATCGCAACAAACTAAACAACTTCAAGTAAATACAAGAATGCTTGCAACTGGAATGATAGGTCTTGGAACTGGTATAGCTGCTGCATATACATCAATTAGTAACCTGGCAAAAGCTACAGCAAGATTAGAAAAAGCAGAAGTGGCTGTGATGCGTATTGAAGATCAGATTGCAACTTTACGTCAAAGAATGAATACAATGACACAAAGAGGTCAACAAGGAACTGAAAAATATATTGTTACAGCTCAAAAATTAAAAACAGCATTAACTGATTTAGCTATCAAAGAAAAAGATGTTGAGATTAATGCAGGATTAGTTCAAGATACTTACATTCTATTTTCCACATCTGTGCTAAATACAGCAGTATCATCTTTATTCATTTTACAATCATCTCTCAGAGGTGTAACAAAAGCAGGAGTTGCAAACAAATTGATGATGTTAACATCAATTCCAGTTATCAAAGCACAATCAGGTGCAATGATTACATGGGGTAGAGCATCTATATTTACTGCAACAGGAATCAAAGGTGTAAGTGCAGCACTATGGGCTTTGATGAGAGCTCATCCATATCTCTTAGCAATAGGTGCAGCGTTTCTAGCTTGGGAATTAAATACAGCAAATCTTCGAGGTGAGGTTGAAAAATTAGCAGGCACTAATCTTGGTTTAACAGATAATTTAATGAAATTAACTGAACAATCTACAGATGCTGATAAAACATCTAGTTCATTTAAAACTACATTAGATGGATTAAATCAAACTGGTGAACAAACATCTACAACATTTCAACAAGCAGGAACATCTGTCATGTCGTTTGGTACTGCAGTTGGCACAGCAAAACAATCAATCATTGATTATATGTTAGCAGAAGAGGATGCATTAGCAGCATATTCAGAATCATGGCAAGCTATGATCAAAAGAATAAAGGATATGGAAAAAGATCTTCCAGGTTCATATGAAAGCGGTCAAATGGGTGTTGAAAGACAATTAGGTTTCTCAATTTCAGAGCTCAAAGAAGTACACGGTATCTTACAACAACAAAACAAAGAAGCTTTGATTATGAATGATTTACAACAAAAATTCACAGGTTTAGTTGGTTCAGGTATGCAACTTGAAGAAGCTAGATTGTTATTAATAAAAGCAGAAGAACAAGCACTAAGAGTTAATCTAGGTACAAGTCAAGATGCTTTAGAAGTAGTTAAAGAAGAACTAAGATTAAGAAAACAACTACTTGATGTTGTAATTGCTGAACAACAAGAATTAAAAAAAAACGATAAAATAGCAACAAAAATTGATACGGCATTAATTGAATTTAGAGAGGAATTTGCACAAGATGTTCTTGGTGTTGGTTCATTAAAAAAAGCAGGGTTAGGGTTTCATACAAAAGCAGAAATGGATATGGTACGTGATGCTACTGTATCAAATATTGTAAGAGAATTAGAAAAAGCAGAAGCAGGCAATTATAATATTTCAATTGATAAAACCACTGGTAAGGTAACAAGAAATGTACAACTAAAGAGATGGAATTACGCCGCTTTAGCTTCACTAAATACTGGTTTATCTGTAAAAGGTTCATCCTGGTTACAAGATCCTAGTAGATTGCCTGCACAAGCCACAATCACAGGATTTGGTCAAGGAAATATGGATTACATGACACGTTCACAACAAGCTTTAGCTCAAGGTGTAGGTGGTGGTTATGGTGCAGCAATTCAAAATTATGCACAAGAATTTGAAAGAATACACAGTAGTGGTTCATTGGCAGGACATGGTGCAGCACAAGCATTAGGAAGGGCTGCATGGGGTAGAGAACAACAATGGAATATGATATCATCTGCAGGCGGTGTTAATTTTCCACATTATCAAAATATGGTTTTAGAAGAATATAGATCTGGTTTTGCTCCAATAAAGGTCAAACTACAAGAAGACTTACAAAAACTACATGATATGACAAAATACAGACATGTAGGTGAAAGACAAATGCATTCTTGGGCATTGAATGCAAGATTTGCTGCAATGACACAAATTAATAAAATTATAGATGCATCAAATGCAAAGAAAACAGAATTAATGGGTAGAGCATCTAGTTATGCAGATGATTTAGGAATAACAACTGAACAGGCCTATAGTAACATGAGAGGTAATGAATGGGGTGAACAATCAATGAAAGACCAAATTTCATTTTTACAAAGACAAGAAGCTATGAGTACAGGTGTTGTTTAGTTGGCATTACCATCAGGCTTTGATCCAAATCCATTAGCCCCTAAAATTTTAATTCATGATACAAGTGGTGTATTACAATACACATACGAAACATCTGCAACTAACACATCACCTACACAAGATTTTGAATTAGCAGGAATGACTATGCATCTTGGTGTAAATGCAGATTACGGTACTTGTGTTTTATTAATCAATGATAATAACAATACTTTGACTGATACAAGTCTAAGAAAAGCGGCCAAGATTAAACGTCAATGGACTGTACAAGTATATCTTGGAAAATCATCTAGTTCACTTAACAGATATTTTTATGGTAAGATATTCACTACAACTGTTAGAAGGCCTAAAACAAACTTACAACAAATTATGATAACTGCAGTTGGATGGGGTGTAACTTTGAAAGATAGGGTTACAAATATGAAAAGATACCAAGCAAAAACAGCAGATGGTATTACAGTTGATACAACTGATAATGCAGCCAAAATATCAGAATTAGTCAAAGATTTGGTTGAAGATACTGATCATCTTGCAGATACAGGTCTAACAACACCTGATAATATTGGTGTAGGTCAAGTAGCAGACACTGATATCAAACTTGCAAATGTTCAAGAAAACTTTGGTACTATGGCCTCTTCAATCTCAAAATTAGCTACTGCAGGAAATATGACCTGGGGTGTTGATCCTGATAGAGATTTAATTTTAAGAGATCCTACAGAGCATGATTCTGGTTTTCTATTTACAAATAATGTAGATGGTTATGATTCACAAAACTGGACTGTAGGTAAATTGGGTTTTCTAAGAAATACATTAACTGAATGGACTGATGCTAGTTATGAAACAGCCTATTCAATACTACATGGAATAGGTTCAAACAAAGACACAAAAGATATTTCAATAACAGGTTCAGAGAATGCTACACGTTCATCAAATACGTCATGGATTGCAATACCATTTACACCAAATGTAGATAACATCGCAAGATTTGCATTAAAGCTTGCAAAGAATGGTACGCCGCCATCAGATGCACAATTTGAAATAATTGGTGCAGATTCATCAGGAAACCCAAATAGAAATGATATTCGTATTGCAATGACTGTAGCAAAGGAATTTCTACAGGCCTTAACAGGTACTGCAACTTTTAAAGAAATTGGATTTGATAAATTCTCTATCAATCCACTAGACAAACTATTTCTTGTAGTGCATCAAAATGGTGATTCATTAGATAACTTTACTTTTGATTATCAAACAGGAACTGGTACATTTTATACATCATCTGATGGTGATACCTGGGCTAGTGCAACAGGTAATTTCTCACTTCGAACTTATGTCAATAAGGCCATAAATATTATCTTAGAAAATACAGCAGCAAAACGAAGGTATGGTACTAGAGAAAAGGTTTTGACTTTTGGAAATGGGTTACATGAAGCTACAGCTAGAGAAGCTTTACTACAAGCAGGCCAAATTCTAGGTCTTGAAAGAAGAGTATATTCAAATGTTATAATATCGCCGCCAACTGATAGAATACCTTTAGCAAAATATTGCAGAATACAAGATGTAAAAACTGGACTTGACATTAAAGCAAATATAATTTCAATTGATGTTGAAATGATTGCAACTAGAAAAACAGCATTAGGTGCAACATTTGTGTCATTAGGTTTAGAGGAGATCCACTATTGAGCTACGATATTAACAACTATATCAAAAGAGTTGGAAATCAGGATAGAAGTGATATCAATAAAATCTTAGAAGCATTACAAGAGATTAATCCATCTATTGAACAAGATGCTCTAAAAGAGAAAATTGCTTTATCACCAGAAGTTCGTGAAAAAACTACATCTGTCATAACAGGTGCATCTGCAACACATAGCCCAAAACGTACAAAGGAACAAAAGATGTTTACAAGATATTTCACATCTCAGCCTACTTACCCATTAACACATACAACAGAAGGCACATTATCATTTCCTGAAACATCAACAAAGTATGGTGGAAGGGCTGTCTTTGATGGTTCACAATATATTACAATAGGCCACAATGCACAGATTGACCTTACAACAGATGTTGATGCAGGATTGATATTTTGGTTCAAATCTGAAATTAATACATTAGGTACTATGGGTATATTTTCAAAAAAGGACTCTGCTACAGATGCAAATCCAGGCTTTGAAACATACTTTTCAGGTAATCCAAACCCTGATTATTATGCAGATGATTTTGATGCTACACAATTTGACCAAACTGTAGAACCTGAGAAAATCAATGTAAAGTTAGGTGATGGTTCAAGCTCAGTCACATTATCAAAAGAATCAGCTAGTATGTTTGATGGAAACTGGCATTCTGTTTGTGTTAATATCAATCAAAATAATATAGTTGAAGACTTTCATGCAGATAACTTTGATACAGATGATTTCAACAATGAGTTAGAACTTCCTACTGTAGAGTTATTTTTAGATAAAACTAGTATAGGATCTACATCAATATCCTTAGGATCATTAACAAATTCACTAGATGCGATAATTGGTGCTAGGCAAAGAAGCGTAGTTGATGAGGATTACGATACTACGCAATTTGATTCGTCTAACTATAACAACTCATTATCCACAAATGAGACTAAATTGATAGGTTCTTTGGCCTATATGTTCTATCGTGGAAAGCCATTTTCCTCATCAGAGATAACAGCATTTCATGATAATGCACGTATAGGCACAGATAATGAGAAAACATCACTTCACTTTGTATTCAATGATACACCAAACTCTAATGCATCGTTCTAATACTTCTTGTATTTTTAAACGGTAAATCACCATATGGTCGAGAATTATGTCAAAATTATAGGCGATGCTACAGGTGCAAAAGGGCAAAATGTAGAATGGTTCGCAACAGACCTAAAATCAGAAATGACTGAACAGTTTGCAGCAGCCAAATTTCGTATCACATTAGCAGTTTCTGCAGCGGTATCAGTACAAATAACACTTGATTCAGGTACTACCTGGTTAGCACTAAATGAGGGTTCAGCACTAGTTGCCGATGCAATTTACATGTTCGATGTAGGTGTTAGACAAACAGATAACTTCAATATGAGGACAACAGATTCAAGCGGATGTACGATCCGTAGATGTGCCGTGAGTGAAGTTTCGATGGAAGGTTAGAATGGCCTCTTATCCGCCTCAAAGATATGCACGTTCAGGTGGTAAATTATACCAGTTCAAACTAGGTGAATTTAGCCGATATAACTTCATGGCAGCCAATTTCTCAGCAAACTACAACACCAGTTAATACTTCCTTAATTTAATTTTGGTAGAATGTCTTTATGGCCTTTGATACAATTACAGGAGCAATCGCTTCAACTTCAACAAAATTTGGCGGTGAAGCACTAAACAAGATTTCTAACTGGCTGAATGCAGGCGGTTCAGAAGTTGCAAATATCAAAGATGATGATATCACAATAGCAGATCCTTCTGATACAACAAAGAAATGTAGATTAGATGCAGGAGCAATAACTGCAGGAAATACCAGGGTTTTGAATGTACCAGATAGAGATATCCCAACTACAGCTTACAATGAAATTATAATTTTAGCATGCTCAGATGAGACTACAGCTTTGACTGCAGGGACTGATAAAGTGAAATTTAGAATGCCATTTGCATTTTATGTTACAGGTGTATCCGCATCATTATCAACTGCAGGAACTGGTGCAGATTTACTCACAGTGGATATTAATGAAACAGGAACATCTATCCTCAGTACCCTCATCACTTTGGATGCTACAGAAACGACCAGTACGACAGCAGCTACTGCAGCAGTCATATCTGATGCAAGTATAGCAGCAGATGCTGAGATTTCTGTAGACATTGATCAAATCGATACTGATGGGGTATCAAAAGGACTCAAGGTAAAAATCGAAGGTTATAGGACAGCGTGACACCAAATGGTATTTGGTAATTTAGCAACAGGTTATTGGCTTTTCAAAGAAGTCTCAGGTGGTGGTGATGGTGGAGCTGCGCCATTTTGGGTTGAACTTGGAAGAAAAACATTAACAGGTACATCAGATACTATAGATGTCGCAGGTCATAATTGGGTTGAATATGCAGGCGATATTGACATAGACACAGGCAATACCAACTTAAGTTTTCATATAGAATCTGGAACAAACGGTGCTAAAGGATATATTGATTTAACAAGTGTTTCAGATACACAATGGGTTTTAAGATTTGAAAAAGTTAATTTTTCAACAATCAATACTTATGGTGAAATGTGGCTTGGATTATCAAGTATAACATCAGCAAACGGTGCTAATTCAGGTTCAATGGTTGCAGCTAGACCTAGTGATTATGGTGATTCAGATGATTATTTAGCAGTTCAAAGTTTCAATAGTTCAACTACAGAAGTTACAGGTAATGAAGTTAGACCTGATTATTCAACAGGAGTAGATTATGATATTGAGATAAAAAGGACATCAGCTACAGCAGTTGAAGCAAAATTATACACTGATAATTTTGGTACATTAGTTGGAACATCTTCAAGCACTATAAGTGGAACAACAGGTTTAAGATATTTGTTTGTAGGTAGTAGGCATAATACAGGTGCAGGAAACACAAACACAAACTTTGCAGGAACAATTGAAAGTGTAAAATTCTGGAATGATACAAACGACATATCTGGCACTCCAACTTTATCAGAATCGTTTAGTGGATTAACAGCAAAACCATACATGATGGTATTAGGACACGTATTTTCTAGTGGCGATATAAATAGATTAACAAGATTTAATTCAGATACAGGAAATAATTATGCCAATAGATATAGTTCAAACGGTGGTAGTGATTCTACAAGTACGTCAGGTAGTACCCTTTTCACAAATAGCACAGGAGCTCAACTTTCAGAATTTGGTGTAGCACATATTATTAATACAGCAGATCAAGAAAAATTAATGGTTAGTCATGCAATAGGTCAAGGTGGTGCAGGAGCAGGAAATGATCCTGATAGACGAGAAACCGTAGGAAAATGGGCAAATACATCAGATAATATAACAAGTGTTAATGGTTATAATTCAGATACAGGAGATTATGCAAGTGGTTCGGAAGTTGTTGTATTAGGGTGTGATCCAGATGATACAGAAGGTACATCAGTATGGGAAGAATTAGCTAGTAATGATGAAAGCTCTGGAACAAACACATCAACATTCACAGCTAAAAAATATCTTTGGGTTCAGTTTAAAGTAGAAAATTCTGGAAGCATACAACCTGAATTAATCTTAGGTTCAGGTGGTTCTATTGATACAGGTAATAATTTTTCAACGAGAGTGTACTCTGCTGATATAGGTAGTTCTGACGTTACTAGAACATCACAAGATAGTATAGAAACAGAACGAGCTTCAACAGCACCTATATTTATGAATTTTTTTATTATTAATAAATCAGATAAGGAGAAACTATGTATTGGCGAAGCTATATCACAAGAAAGTGCAGGAGCAGGCAACGCACCTGTTAGATGGGAAATAGTAGGTAAGTGGGCAAACACATCAGCTCAAGCAAATATTTTAGGCTTTAAAGATTCAGGTTCAGGTTCTTTTGCAACAAGTTCATTAAAAGTATGGGGTTTTGACTAATGGCTTGGGAGAAATTAGGAACTACAAGTGTCGGTGGAACTGCAATAACAAATACCTCATGGAAGGAATTAGGAAGAACTACACTAGGTTCAGCAGGGGATTCAATTAATGTAGCAAGTTTTGCTGCTAAAGACAACCTTATGATTTTAACCCATGCAATTCAAGATGGTGTTATAATTCCAAGTTATCAATTCAATGGTGATACAGGTAATAATTATGCGATAAGATATAATTTAAATTATGGTTCAGATGGTACAGCAGGATCACAGGGTAAAATACAATGGTCAAACGCAGGATCAGCACATGATAATTTTGGTGTAGGTCAAGTAGCTAATGTTGCAGCACAAGAAAAATTAGTTATACAAAGTGCTATGAAATCAGCAACAGGTGCAGGAAACGCACCTGATAGTGAAGAAAATATAGGAAAATGGGCTAATACATCAAATCAAATAACAACTGTTAATGTAATGAATACACAATCAGGCGACTTTGCAACAGGAAGTGAAGTAGTCGTACTAGGATTTGATAATGATGAAGCTGATTCAGGTACAAACTTTTGGCAAGAGTTAGTTTACAAAGATTTAGATTCATCAAATTTAACAACAGGTACTTTTACTGCAAAAAAATATCTTATGGTTAAATTAGGTGTTTATACAGGTGGAACTACTGACCATAGATTAAGATTTAATGGTGATAGCGGTTCAAACTATTCTAATATACGTTCAGATGGTGGTGGTAGTGGTAGTGATTCTACAAGCCAATCTAGCATACCATACGACAGAGCAAATAAAGATAACCTAAGTACCATTTTTATTATTAATAAATCAGATAAAGAAAAACTAGCCCTTAATGAAACTATATCAGGAGCAGGAACAGGTGCAAGCACAGCTCCCGGTCGCAGAGAAATGTGTTACAAATGGGCTAATACATCAGCACAAATTACAGAAATATCATTATTAAAAAATAGTGGAACTGATTTAATTTCACCTTCATTTATACAGGTGTTTGGAGCAGATTAAAATGGCTTGGGAAAGATTAGCTCATGTGGCATTAAGTAGTGCAGGAGATACATTAAATTCAGGTACTTTTACTGCAAAGAAAAACATGAAAGTTATATTACATTTAACTTCAACAGGTGGAAATGTAAATCCAAGTTTA